CGAAGGTATGGGAAAGAAACATGCTAGTCAATACGCCAATTTTGGATGGTTACCAACTTCCCCGATTCTTTTGAACAATATTTCAAAAGTATTTGTACAAAAATTGAGAGTTTTTACTGAATTATCTGAAAAGACTTCAGCCAAATAAAATATGTTCTTCAACAAGTTTTTGGAAACATATTACCTTTTTTCTTCCCTATACACATTTTTTTCTTACGAAATTTCACTTTTACGAAAACATTTACTACATTTAGTTGTTTATTATTAAAAAACAAACCAATATGAAAAAAATCACTTTAGGAGCACTTACACTCTTACTCATCACGACAGCTTGTAGAGATGACAGTTATACTCTCTCTACTGAATCAACCCCCAATCTTGTTACTCCCGCTCTACATACCCGTGTGAGCGATTCTCAAAGTCCTCTCACGGGTATAGTAGAAGCTTATCCTTGCCTTCAGGGAAGCTCTATTTATTTCGGGAACTATGTAAACAATACGCTAAGCGTGTTCTATGGTTTTTACAATGTTCAGGATGGAAACATTGTAGGAGATAACAACCGAGAACTATCACTACCTGTAGGCAAATATAACATTGTATATTGGGGAACTCCAAAATATGAAGAACCTATTCATACAACCCCAGCCATTGATGAACCCGGGCTATCTATTGGTTCAGACTTATCTAAATTGTATTTCGGATTGAGACAATATAATAAAGATACTACGTACATTCCTGTATACGATCTGGTACACACCAACAAAGAAGTAAATATCGGACAAGAGGATCTGGAAGCCAATATGGAACGGGTTGTAGCAGGACTCAAGGTAATTGTCAAAACAAAAAACAATGCTGTCATCAACTCCAACATTACAGATATGCAGGTTCTTATCGGTGGAATAGCTGAAAAAATCAATCTGTATACAGCCGAACCCGAAAATAAGACAAAGACTGTCAAGTTTGATCTGTTACGCTCTGTCGATAATACCGAAATGAGTAATGCAATGGTAATGGTATTTCCCTCTGCCCCCAATCCCTTGCTTACACTCCTGATTACGCTGAAAGATGGTAGCGTACACACGCTGTCGAAAAATCTGGAATCGACATTGGTTGCCAATACACGTCTGACAGTAAACATTGTTATCGGAGATATTTTTGCAGGGGGGAGTTCCGGAAACTTCACTATCGACAACTGGAATGAATCCAGCGAAACAATTGAATTTCCAGTGGTGGATTGAAGAAACACAAGCTCCTTTCGGGGCTCCCTACCCTAGAAGAGAGATAAAGGAATTAAGACAAAACATAAAAAATTAGGAAAAATCCTCGCCAAGCTATAACTTTGCGAGGATTTTTTATAATATTATGTACATATTCCGTTCTATACACGAAATCATAAACACCGTCGCCGCAGCAAGAGGGCTGCTGACGGAAATGTTCGAGAAAAGAAAAATACTAAGCTTCAGATACTCCGATGCACTGGCTTTGCTGAAAGATGATGAAAACCGTCTGAAACTACTTATAGAAAAAGAAGTAATTCATCAGAACGGCAACTTTGTTGAGCTGGATGCACGGTTTATGGATTTTTTCGAACTGTTACTTGAGGCTAATGAAGAAATCAATACAGCCGTGATAGATGAAAATATCGAGTATCTTCACGAACTGATGGATTATTATCTCAAAGAACGTATCGCAACGCGTAAGGCTAGTTACGTAAGAAATATCAAAATTACTTTTCAGAAAATAGCTCGTACTACGATACGTAATATCATGAATTTGCAGACCAGCATCGACAATGCTTTCAAACATGAACCTACCTATCAGATAAAGATTGCCAAGCTGGAAAACCTCGATAAAAAACGAATCAATATCCAGCAGCTGATTGATACGACGGAAAATCTGATATTGCACGAAGAACGACAATTCTTCCAGCAGGCAACTGATGATGAGCTGAACCGGATTTTGCTGGAACTTCGCCGGGAATTACAGCTTTCGGCGCATAGTCTTATCCGGGCACAGCAGGATATCATCAATTACCTGAACCAGATTAAGAGTCAAGTGATACTGGTAGAAAAAATACGCCGGGTAAAATATTTGCAAGATCAGTTTGAGCTGCGCGCCAAAAGTAATCTCGCCGAAGTACTGGAACGTGAACACTCCATTCTTTTGGAAGGAACAGCACCATCATCATTCAAACTTTCCATAAATTACTTGAATACCGATGAGGCACGTCCGATCATTCTGAAAGTAATGAAAAACCTCCAGCATCGCGAAACCATACGAAGCAACGAAGCTGGTGCGTTCAGCGATGAGGATCTGGCATCTCAGTCAATGTATCAGGAAACAATAAGTCTGGAAGAAACGGTCGGCAACTATATTCAGGCACAAACTGAAGCGATGTGGAAAGATGCCACTGCACAACCGGAAGATCTGTTCTCTTTCCTGATGCGCTATCCATTCCGTCAGGAAGTCAGTGAGGAAGAACGGACTACCATCTTTTGCCAGATTGTATCACTATACGAATCTCAGTTCCGTATCAGTGAAGAATTTGGTATTTACAAAAACTATGAATATGCTCGCATCTATCCGATATAAAGGAAGATCGCATAATAAAAATATTTACTTTGGTTCATTCCGGTAAACATTCGGAATACATGCTAAAGTCAATCAGAAAAAATCAATAGATTATATGGAACTAACAATAAGAATACCTGATCATACAGCGGCTATTTTCGACTATTTGCAAAAAGGTCTGTTTATCAGTTCAAACAGTACAAATGAAGACGTACGCGATTTATATGATATTATAGACGATGACTTCGAAGCTCTGTCGATTTATTTTGCACAGATAGGCTATACACTGGAGCGGGGAAACGAATATTTTTATTTTTCTCGTACAGAACCTCGTGTTACACTGGAACAAAAGATTCTGCGTGCCTATTACTGGATTGATGTTCTCGACTTATTTAAAACATACGATGAAACTTTCGGACCGGGCTATCGTTTTCAGCCGGAACAGATATTGGTGGAAGCCAACATCAATGTCATGTTGCAGAACAAGCTGGACGGGATACGTAAACATTTCTCCGATAAAGATGTACGCAAAGAAGTGCTCGACAATATGATACGACAGCTTACCCGTGACTCTTTTCTGGAACTGGAAAACGAGAAGAACAATACATATAAAGTAATGAGTTCCTGGAATTATCTGGAACGCCTGATTGAAAGTATTAACATTTACGATGACAGCCAAGACGATGAGAAACCTGAATAGAATTATATTTATAAATAGTGCAAATATTCCTTATGCCGATGATATCTATTTGGATGGGAATGTACACTTTATCGGTACACAGGGAGTAGGAAAAAGTACCGTACTTCGCTCTATCCTCTTTTTTTACAATGCAGATACACAAAAGTTGGGAATCCCAGTTGAAAAACAGAGCTATACGGAATATTATTTCCCCTACGCCAATTCGTATATCATCTATGAAGTAGCTACCGAGAACGGGGCTTTCTGTATCCTCAGTTTCAAGTCGATGAACCGAGTAAGCTACCGTTTTATTGACTCTCCTTACCGGAAAGAGTTTTTTATCGATCCGGAAACCCGTACTGCCTATACCGGAGCCGACCGGATACGTATGCAGCTCGATTTGCAGAACGTAGACTACTCACGCATTATTTACACTTTCGATGAATACCGAAATATTCTTTACGGCAATGGCGTTTCATCTGATATGAAGAAATATTCACTTATGGAAAGTAAACAGTATCAGAATATTCCTCGTACAATCCAGAATGTCTTGCTTAACTCTAAGCTGGATGCTGAATTCATCAAAAAGACAATTATTTCGTCCATCAACGAAGATGAAACTGCAGTCGATCTGAATAATTACAAGGAGCATCTGAAAAATTTTGAAGTCCGTCTACGTGACATCGAAGAATTCCAAAAACGTGAAACACAAAAGCAGGCTAAAGAAATAACATTATTGTCGGCACAGGTTTCGAAACAGCAGACAGCACTGGCCCAAGGTTGCCGTGAACTAGTTTCTGCCTTTATCAAGGCTAAGGAAGCACTTCCACAATGGCAAGAAAAAAAACAACATGCGGAAAGTGAGCGCAACAAGTTGATTACTCGCCGACAAGAACTGCAAGAGCAGTCACGCCATCGCTGTGACAAATTGCAGGAAACACTTGCTGTATTAAACAATGAGCTGCAAAAGGCACAAAAGAAGGAGAAAGATTATGCTCGCCAACAAATAGAGCAGGTAATGGAGCGTTCTTCACGAAAAGAAGAATGGAAAAACCGCCGCGACGGATTACTGGAAGAACAGCGTATTCTCACTTCCCAATATACAGAGATCTCAACAAAATATAAGTCGCTTATACAGAGCCTTGATGAACAATGGAATAAAATTCATGAAGCAAAACTCAAGCAACTGGATGAGTTGAACAGCACATATAATGCACGCATTGAGGAAGGACGTCTTCGCCACGAAGCTTCTACCGAAGCATTATATCAGGAATACGAACAACTCTCACAGCAACTTCACCCTGAGAAGAGTGAAAAACAGAGTGTGCTGACAGCTATTGATTATCAGATGCAGCTTTGCCGGAAAGAGATGTTCTTCGAAACAGAACAAGAAGAACTGAAGCATCGCATACAGTCGTATACCGGCATGCATATGAGTAAAAAGAACCGTATCAACAACGCACAACTCATCATCAAGGAGATTACGCTGAAGTGGGAAGAAGAATTGCAACACGGAACAAAAGAAAAAGATGATGCACTAACCAGACTGCAACTGGAACAACAGCAGCTGAAACCACGTGTTGACGAACTGGAAACGTTTTTACAAAACAGCCGCAATACATTACAGGGATGGCTCAAGGATAACAAACCAGGATGGGAGGAAAACATCGGTAAGCTTTGCGATGAGTCCATCCTCTGGCAGACAGGTTTGTCACCCCAATTGCAAGATGCAGGCGAGTCCTTCTACGGAATTTCAATTGATCTGGCTGGAATAAACCGACATATTAAATCCATCAACGATTATCAGAAAGAGAAAGAAGCCGGCACTTGTCGTCTGGAAGAAATAGCAGCAGAAACAATCCGATTGCAGAGTGAAAAAGAAGAGCTGGAAGAAACGCTGAAAAGTAAATATCAGCCGAAAATAAAAGAGCAAAAAGATATCATCGCTCTACAAGAATATGAACTGGAAAAACTGGAACGACAATATCAACAGGATATGCTCGATCTGGAAAACTGGAAGAAAAAGGCCGAAGCAGAAAGAAACCGCAAACTTCACGAACTGGAAGAGCAAAAAATGCAGGCTCATAATGAATTACAACAGACAGAAAGCAAGCTGAATAATCTAAACAAAGAGAAATCGGACAAGCTGAACAATTTAAAACAAGAATGGAACAAACTGTTGCAAAATCTGAACAACGAAAAAAGTGCACAGGCAGACAACATACGCAAGGAAGATAAAGAGGAACAGCAACGGATAGCTTCTGTAAAGGCTGAATACGAAAACGACATGCAAAAGGAGCTCCACACACAAGGAGCCGATACAGAACGTCTGCAAAACATTGCAGAACAATTGCAGAATATCGAACTGGAGCTTCTGTTTATAAAAGACCATGCTGCACTCATCATCGAGTATCAGAAGGATAAACGCGATTTGATTGACCATATTCCGACATGGCAACGTGAATATGACGAGCAAAAACGTTTATTAAACAACGAGAAAGAATCTTTACATAAAGAAACAGGAGTCCTGCAAAGTGAAATAGACAAGCTGAATAAATCACTGCATGAAGCAGAGGAAAATGTACGCAGCTTATCCGGTAACCTGGATGCGTACGAAAAAATTCCTGCATACGACTGGTACAAGCCTCATCAGGATATTTTCCGTTCTGAAAATGGTACGGAAACTGAAATAGCTGTTCAAAAAGGATGTATCGAACTGATTGATGAACTGGGACGCATGGAAAACCAGTACATGCAGCTTCAGAGTCGCCTGCGCAAAGAAGTAAATCTCTTTACCGGACATTTTGACGAGGACAATACGTTTAAGTTCAAAACGAAATTCAATGAAGATTGGGAATATATACGTTTTGCCGATGAATTACACGACTTTGTAGAAGAAAATAAAATCAACGAATTCGTGCGTCGCATCAACAACGAGCATTCGGACATCTTCAAACGTATCAGCATGGATACTTCCATGCTTACGGCCTCGGAAAGTGATATACAGGATCTGATAAGCAAGGTAAACAAAGGATTCCAGACATGCAATTTCGTAGGAGTAATCCAACGTATTGAAATGAAGGTAGAAGAAAGCAGCAACCGAGTGGTAAATGCTTTGAGAGCCATACAGAAATATTACAATGAACATGCTTACGACCTTACTCCGGGCACAAACTTGTTTTCCAGCGAAAACGAACAATTGGTGAAACAGGAAGCTATCGCTTTATTGCGTGATTTCATCAAAGAAATGCATGCTTACCGGTATGACAAGATCCGTCTATACGATTCGTTTGAATTACGTTTCCGTATCATAGAAAACAACAACGACACCGGGTTTGTCGAAAAGTTGTCGAATGTGGGTTCGGAAGGAACAGATATCCTGGTAAAAGCAATGATTAATATCATGCTGCTGAATGTATTCAAAGAAAGTGCTTCGCAGAAGTTTAAGGACTTCAAATTACATTGCATGATGGATGAGATCGGAAAGCTACATCCTAATAATGTAAACGGAATCCTAAAATTTGCAAACGACCGAAACATTATTCTGATTAACGGTTCACCTACGGAACTGAACCGTGACGCATATAAACACGTATATCTGCTCACCAAAGGGGCTCAAAGCAAGACCCGCATAGCCCGGCTGATCTCAGACCAGAAATTGTAAATGTTCTCTTTTTTAAATACCTTTGCTAGGTACGAAAAAGAAAAAGCAATTTATGATGCAGATACTGAAACTACAAGGAACCGACAGACAACTATACCGGCTGGTAGGCCCTTTGGTTATGAATCCGAAAGTCCTGCAATACAACAACGGATATCCGTTTAAAACCGGAGAACACTATATATGGTATATTGCAATAGAGAAGCAAAAAGTAATGGGATTTATTCCATTAGAAATGCGTAAAAACGAACATATCATCAACAACTACTACGCTGAAGCAGAAACCCACGACTATATTCTGGATACACTGCTAAATACAGTCCTTACAGACGAGGAAGAGAGCACACAGCCTTTATCGGCTGTGGTGCAAACTCCTCATCAGGATTTGTTCGTACAGAAAGGATTTGAAATAACAAAGAGTTGGAAACTATACATAAAAATGCAGAAGGCATAATGGAAGCGACAGTTCAGGAACAAAAAAATGTCTACGAATTAACCCAGGAGCGTCTACGAGTAATATTCAACGAATTTGATAATGTCTATGTGTCTTTTTCTGGAGGCAAAGACAGTGGAGTATTGCTGAACTTATGTATTGATTATATCCGCCGCAATAACCTTAAGCGGAAAATAGGTGTATTCCATATGGATTATGAGGTTCAATACAAAATGACTATCGATTTTGTAGACAGCATTCTAGAAAAGAATAAGGATTTACTTGACGTATATCGCATCTGTCTTCCGTTTCGTGTCGCAACCTCAACATCAATGTATCAGTCTTTCTGGCGTCCGTGGGATGAAGAGAAGAAAGATCTCTGGGTTCGCCAGATGCCTGAAGGTGCTATGACAATAAAAGATTTCCCCGAGTTGAAACCAGACACATGGGACTACGATTTTCAGCTTTACTTCGCACAATGGCTGCATAAAAAGAAAAAAGCTACACGTACTTGCTGCCTGGTGGGTATACGGACACAGGAAAGCTTCAGTCGCTGGCGATGTATATTCCAAGTTCCTAAGAACATTCTGTATCATAAGTATATCTGGACCTCAAAAATAGGAAATGATATTTACAATGCCTATCCTATATACGATTGGAAAACGACAGATGTATGGACAGCAAACGGTAAATTCAAATGGGACTATAACCCTTTGTACGACCTCTATTACAAGGCAGGAATCAGCTTAGAACGGCAACGGGTAGCCAGCCCGTTTATCAGTGAGGCTATCGAAAGTCTTGCTCTTTACAGAGCCATTGATCCCGATACATGGGGAAAAATGATAGGACGCGTAAATGGGGTAAACTTTTCGGCTATTTATGGAAGCACACATGCCACGGCAAGGCAAAAAATAAAACTGCCAGAGGGATATACATGGAAATCATTTATGTACTTTTTACTATCCACACTTCCTGAAAAGACACGCAACGGCTATCTCCGGCGTTTGAACGTCAGCATTAAATTCTGGCGAACAAAGGGAGGATGCCTGAGTGACGATGTCATACAAAAACTGATAGATGCTAAAGTTCCTATAGAAATAGTAGACAAAAGCAACTACCGTACACATAAACATCCTGTAAAAATGGAATACCAGGAAGATATAGACATTCCTGAATTCAGAGAAATTCCCACATACAAACGCATGTGTATCTGCATTCTCCGAAATGACCATGCCTGCAAATACATGGGCTTCTCTCCTACAAAGGAAGAGATCAGCAAAAAGAATAAGATTATGGAAAACTACAAAAATATTTGGCGATGAGTGATAACGAAAATGAATATAAAAGTCCTGTTTATAATGTAAAAGCTGTACCAGTAGAAAAAGTAGTAGCAAATGATTATAATCCCAATGTGGTAGCTCCTCCAGAAATGAAACTGCTGGAAATATCCATTTGGGAAGATGGATTTACCATGCCGTGTGTTTGTTATTATGACAAAGAAGCAGACAAATATATTTTAGTTGATGGATTCCACCGATTTACGGTACTAAAAACCTCCAAACGTATTTATGAACGAGAAAAAGGCCTGCTTCCTGTCGTTGTGATCGATAAAGATTTGTCAAACCGCATGGGATCTACCATTCGCCATAATCGTGCACGTGGAACTCATAACATCGAACTCATGTCACACATTGTTGCCGAACTGGACAAAGCAGGAATGTCGGATCAATGGATTATGAAAAACATCGGAATGGATCGAGATGAATTGCTCCGACTGAAACAAATATCCGGTCTGGCCGAACTTTTTGCTGATGCCGACTTCAGTATTCCCCAGCCCAAGCCTGCATATATTCCAATACCGGAAAATGACGATGAAGTAAAATCTGAATAAATTAACCCGCTCTTAAATACAATAAATCATACGTGTAATAAAATAGCCCTGTCATCTTTCATTGAAGTACATCCTGAATGTTTTATACCTAAGATGTAAACTTCCTAGTAATGACAGGGCCATTTTATTGTAGACAGAACAGTCAGGTTCAAATTGAGAGTTCCTCTTTATTGAACTAAACTTAGATAGACTTGTACTCTCCTTTTCAGCTTTCAAGTTTTGCCTTAATATTTTCCAGTAGAATCAGGCATCCCTGCATTTTAGGATTTTCAAAACAAGCTTCAGCCTGATCGAATAAACGTGCTACAGTTTCTTTCAAATTAGGTATATTAGTTGCTTTATCTACTTGTAAACCTTGAGGTAAATCTTGATTAGCAAACCAATCTTTCAAGGCTTTCAGTTCTTCTTTCTTATAAATTTTTCTTTCTTCCATATGATAATGATTAAAACGGATATCCCACAGCAAAATGAAATGCAAAATCGCGTTTGAAGTCAGGAGATATAATGGGGTAACGGTCACGACCGGTATACATCGGATTGACAGCCTTCATACCTCCATCGAAACGTAAAATCAAGAAGTCCAGATCGAAACGTATTCCCAGTCCATAAGATACGGCAAGTTGCTTATAAAAACGATTAAACTTGAATACTCCTTCCGACTGTATTCCCTGATTCCGTATATTCCAAACGTTTCCGGCATCAATAAACGCTGCTCCATTCAACTTCCAGAATAAAAATGTCCGGTACTCCAAATTCAGGTCCAACTTAATATCTCCCGTATGGTTGACATAATCTATCGTGTTTCCATCCCCACGATAAGAACCTGGTCCTAAAGAACGTACCCGCCAGCCACGCACACTATTAGCACCTCCGGAAAAATATAACTTTTCGAAAGGTAAACTCTTAGAATTCCCATAAGGAACCGCAACTCCTAATCCGGCATGAAATACCAGCGAATTGCGCTCATCGATAACGAAATTTTTTGCATAATCTATGTCAGCCTTCACGTACTGTGCAAAATCTATATTAGCCAGCTGATATGCTTCGCCGTATCGTGGCTTTTTATTTATCAAACGCGAAAAGGCATACAATAAATTACCAGCTTCTTCTATATTAAAGCGCACAGAATACGAATTACGGTTTGCCGTAGTCATCGTATTTCCTCCAGCACTATTATAAGTATAAGTATATCCCAAGCGCACAATGAACAAATCTTCGTAACTATGTCTCAGCAATGGATTAACCTCATCCATACGATCCAGATAATCGTCGAATGTAGGTGAGGTATAGGGCATATAAATATAATTTATATCCAGCAAGTCAAAACGATGATTAGCCTTTCCTCTCCGTGTCCAACGATAGCTCCAGGCAGCAGAAGCTAAAGTACGCTCAAATTCCGGACGAATCTGCCAATTATATTTTATACTGACCTCTGAAGTCGCTTTAATACGTTTTTTAAAGTCGGAAGACAGAAACGGGAACATAAATTCAGGGAAATTCAAACTGCTCTCCACACCGTATTCCATATAGTTACTGCTAGTATATCCTTCCAGTCCACTCACAGCTTCATATGCTCCCCTCAATTTAATTGTAAAAGTCTCAGAACCTTTAAACAGGTTACGATGCGTATATGAAGCCGACGCTGCTGCTCCCAAATCACCAGCAGAGTTTGTTCCTTCTATTTCGAAAGACAATGATTTATTTTTATTTCTTGACAATGTGATATAAGCATCCAGGTATGCTGAATCATTTTCTATCACTTCGTTGAAACGAATATTCGAATACTTCAAGATAGACAAACGGGACAGCGCAGAGTAAGTATTTTGTACACTCCTGCTTCTATACAAGTTTCCGGGTATCAGAAAGTTATAATCAGAAATTACTTTCGGACGCAGAAACAGCTTGTCTTTATAAAACAAACTGACATCTCCCGAACGCACAGAATCAAAACTTTGGAGTGCTTGTGCAGAAGGTACAGTAAAATCCGCATCCAATATATAATTGACATTCCGTATCCGATACTGACGGTGTTCTTCCGGCATATCTTCCTTACGAATTTGAAATGAGGCCAGCTCCATTGTAAGGTCAACTTTATGGGTATTCAGCATCGTATCTGCCTGAAATGTGATAAAATCCTTATTAAAACGATAATATCCCCTGTTCTGCAAATATTGGGTTATACGTTGTCTTTCCTCATCAAGTACATTTACATCGAAGCGCATTCCTTCGTGCAGTAATGTCTGTGCTGAATCTGCTTCCAAATAACTACGTATCTTACTATCTGCAATATCATAAGCTATATTATTTATGATATACGGTGATCCCGAGTGAATGTCATAGGAAACCTTCATACGTTTGCCCTTCGCTTCTTCCTTCAAGTCGACAACCGCGCCCATATATCCCATATTACGCACAGCTTTTTCTATTTCCTGCTGTGTTTCTTGAGCCGCATCTTTACTGTATATTACAGGCGCATCTCCCAGTTTACGCCAAAAACGGTTTATCCATTTTGTAGAGTCCATGCCCGAAGCACTATAAATATATAAAGGGAATCTGAATAAACTGAACCATTTAGCATTAGGCGACTGACGTACGTACTGATTCATCTGAGATGATTTTATCTCTTTATTATCCGACTCTATTTTTACGTCATCCAATAAATATCCTCCTTCTGGAATAAATTTATTGACAGAACAGCCTGGCAGTAGCAGGACAATAAGCGTAAAACAAATATAGATATGTAAAAGAGTCGTTTTCTTCATCTCAAAACAAGGCGATATATGCAGAATTATATGCAAAGATAGGCAATAATTAAAAATATCTTCTTATATATAAATTATCATCCTATCTTTCAACAAGTTATTTAAAACTTAAACTATCAATATAAAACATACGTAAAACAATTAGTCAAATTCATTATTCTACCTACATTCTTACGTACAAATATACAATAAATTTTATGATTCCTGCAACACATAATTTATCGCTTCCTCGGTTGCTTTCTCCCTCTCAACTTCCAATTCAGATGATAACCTACTTACCAAATCTATATTACCCGTAACGGCTGACTTCTCCTTCCCCGATTCATCTTTAACCGTCAGACGATAATGCCCGTAACCAATAAATTCTTTCGATAGAGTGTAACGCATAGAAAAGATTTTATGGCAGGAAAGAAAAATGGTCCCGCTACCCGTTGCGTTACATATCCTGGAAAAGGGTACAGTGTAGCCATTAAGCATACAACACGGGACGGAACCGTATATGAAGAAGCATCGGGCCACATTAAGTTGTCCGATGCCTAACGGTCAAGGTTTCCCTTTTCCAATAAAAATATGTAACGCACTACAAAGATGGGGATTTTATCTGAAAAAACAAAGCCCGACCAGATTAATATCCGGAAGGGGCTTTGGTTTGCTTCAATAAAGCTTATTCTACAATACGAAGATACAATAACTACCAATTCCACAAATTATAATTTACAGTTACAGCCAATACCGGAGATAAACCATATCTTCCGACACCGTAGCCGGCTGACAGACCCAGCCCCCAACGTTTTTGCTTATTTGACACGATTCTATCTCTATACACGTACTGTGTTACCGTCTTGGGATAAACTCGGATTTCGTCCAGACGCGGAGCCACACCGCTTACCTTTGCGTAGTAGTTGCTATCCTGGTATTCCTTGTACTCACGCAGATGTACACAAGTGTCCGTTCTTATTGTGTCGGTATGGTCTATCCACGCAAGATATGGAAATGGAGATAGGATATACTGTGTATCGACAAGTACCTTAGTCACGACAATAGGCTCACTCTGTACAGTGTCATACTTCGGAACTTCCTTTATCGAAGGGAAATGGCAACACCAGCCTAAAGTAAAGGCCAGTGCAGCTATTAATATATAAGGTAGGTATTTCATATTTTTAGGCATAAAAAAAGCGGTGAATCATTGAAACACCGCTTAAATAGTCAAATATTTTAATATCATTGATTAGCACGAATATTTTCTATCAATTGTGCTGCACCATCAAAAGGCAAATAATAATCATTAAGTATGGTTCCTGACAGTTTTACGGAAAGCAAGGCACGGGCTGCCGCATACATATCTGTTAAAATAACAGAAGCCATATCTGTTGGCAATTTGATATCAATTTGGTTTCCTTCAACTTTGCTGAAAAGCGTTTGTATAGGATCAATATGCAAAGTATAGGAAAAGCTATAAGAAACAATTGGAATATCTTCCTTGGAAGGCAAAAACAAATTAGTCCACAAAGTAGCTTTAAGCAAGGAACGTTCTTTGTCTATCTCAAAATTGATAGCAAACATCGTATAAATATTGTTGCATTCGTCTTTTTGCGTCGGAAGAGCGTCACTACAAATATCAAAATATTCTTCCCTGATTGATAGGACTCGTATCTTAATTTTTTTTTCCATATCTAACATTTAATTTTTATTGAAAGTTTGCTTGCAGGCTTTACTACAGCATAGTCACAATTATCTGAATATACAAAATCTGTGGGATAAACTTTCTTGCCTACAGGAAATAGCAAAGGAACTGGTACAAATGTACTTTCTTCCTTATTTTTTTTAGAAACTTCTACTATCGGTTCTCCAAGTACTCTCTCAATGGATAGCAAAGTACCAATTGTAAAATTATGTGTTCCACGCATCCATTTGCTTATCTCCGATTCATTCTTTCCAAGCATTCGCGCCAAATCCTTTTGAGTTAATCCTTTTGAAGCCAACACTTCATATATCCTATCTGAAATTCTAAAAGAAAAATCGACAATGTCCCGTGATTCTTGTGAAACCCGAGCTCTGCGAGCTTCCAAAATATTGCTCCTTTTCATTGCTTTTTCCTCCTAAATTTTAAGTTACCAATTAATTTTTTGTTATCAACTACCAAACTGCCATTTTTAATACGTGACAATATAAAACGTTCTGTATCTTCCAAAAGTCTAACTAAAGGAGAAAGCGTTGCGCTGTTCTGCCATGAGTCAGAATCCTTTACCCCACCATTTCCTAAAATCAAGACACCGTCAGTAAGCCTTATGCAATATAATCGAAGTTTGTTAGTTTCAATAGGTATGGCCACGACTTTGCTCTTAAAAGAAGATTCAGGGCGAAAATAACGTTCCAATGCACCTTTTTGCGCTATGACATCCAACCATGACAATATAATATCCATATCTTCCTTGTACAAAGGATTGTCTGAAAACCGAATGACAAAATTTTCAAATTCAGAATATTCATTTCCGGCGATCTTTATGGAATATAAGTTTAAGTTAGAATATTCCTCTATCAGCTCTATCTCATATTTCTCCACATTATCTTAACTTATAAGTTAATAATACAAATATCCTTTTTTTCTATTTAAAAACATGCATAAATTGGAATTTTAACCATATTATTATGTTTTTTTATAAGAATAAACGTAAACGGTGTTTCAACTTATCAAAGAACGCTTCTTGGTTTAACAATTTATAATTCCAACATGAGCAAATCTTTGTATTCTTCAGCTGCATCAAAGCACGGGCACATCTTCGTCCACTCGTACGGTTCTACTACCCCATCACCGTTAAGGTCCGGCGAAGTGTCCCGGTGTCCGAGGATTTCCTTAATCGGATATTCCTTAACCAGCTTTGCTATCAACTCACGCAACGCCTTCTTCTGTTCAGGTGTACGGGTGTCCTTTGCCTTACCGTGCACATCCAGCCCACCAACATAGCAGATACCGATACTGTGCTTATTGTACGATACTCCGGAAAATCCCTTAGAATTACAGTGGGCACCGTCGATAGTCAGGCTTCTACCAATCTCTACCGTACCGTCTAACCGGATGACGTAGTTATATCCGATACACTGGAAACCACGAGCAACGTGCATCTGATTAATCTCTTTCTTGCCAATGTCCTGCCCTGCACGTGTAGCAGAGCAGTGAACTACGATTGCATCTATCTTATTCATTTCTTCTCCTCCTCTTTTGTTACTTCTTCAATGATTTCTCCGGCTGCATTATACTTTTTCTTGATGTACCCAACCAGCAGCCGCTTTATACTCACCTTGTTCTTAATACCGTGAATGGCGCAAATGTGATCGGCAATGCTGTCAAACTCAAACAGGAACGCCAATCCTAGCCCGCATATGGAACTGATTGTATAAGAACAGATACCAACAGGCTGAAGGATTGCAATACCTAGCATGAATCCAACAACAAGGTAAGAATTGTACTCGATGAACTTACACACCGTCCGGCGGCCAGCCCTGCTAAACCGGAAATCCTCTCCTCTCTTAACCACACTGTCGATGATGCCTAGAACGAAGTCAGCCACAATCATTACGACGATAAATGCCAGCATCCAGCGAAGCTCGAACACTACCCCTTTTATCTCTCCAATAAAGGAGTAAGCCCCGGCAACTAGAAGCTGCGGAGCTATTATGGTAATTAGATTCTGCATTACTCCTTATTTACCTTACCACCGAACAACTTGGCCAGCCATTCGCTTGTTACCACTGACACAATTCCAGTCGAAGCCAAGGCTACGAACAACGCATCAATCATCACAACCCAGATACTTGCGTCTGCCGGAGGAAAACCGAGATTCATCCACCAACTGAAGAAGGTAACGACTACTGCGACAACGGCCGTCACCCACATAGTTACCCATTTGTTCATCGGATTGCTCAACTTTGAGGCAATAAAGCCTACCATAGACGGAACAACGATCGACACCAATCCGGTGAAGCTGACAAATCCGGTCAGGAACTCCGGTACAGAAGGTTCTACACTAGCGGAAGTTTCCGCAAAAACACTCACCACGCACATCAATAGTGCAACACACATGAAAACGAATCTTTTCATACAATTAAGGTTTTAAATTAAACAAAAACGCCCATAAGCGCATCCCCAGAAAAAGGAACACGCTCATGGGCGCAATTACTATTTCACACACAAATCTACTCATTTACCTTCCTTTTCCAGCGAAGATAAATGATGTAAAAACGAACAAAGAATAAAAGGTTTCAAATCGACTGACAAAGCGTGTCAGTAGAATTTAGGTAGAGCCTATCAAGTCTACCCATACTCTACCGGGCTGAAGCATAATTTTGAAAGTTATTTACAATACGCTTTCTCTTAATGGCCTTCAAATCTCGCAAAATTGTTGATGAAAGAATCTCCGAATAGATTTCTGTTGTCTTGACAGACGTATGGCCAAGTAACTTCTGAACTGTCGTAATCGGCACTCCCTGATGGATCAACAGAGTAGCACAGGTATGTCTGGCAGTATGATAGGTTACGTGCTTCTTGATTCTGGCCATGCCAGTGATGACAGCCAATACCTTGTTGGTTTCAGAATTACTTCCAAGGTTCGCAAATTCAGTTATATCGTACCGATCCAGAATAGCCAGTGCCTTCCCCTCGAATAACAGATGTAGCGGTAAACGTAGTTCAATGCCTGTCTTAATCGACTTGAAGTGGAGCCACCGCTTGCCATTCACACGGATGAAGTTCGCAGGTGTAAGCTGACAGAAGTCAGAAAAACGTAATCCTACATAGCAACAGAACAGGAAAGCATCCAGCACGTGACGCAATTTCTTATCGCTAATATCGAGGTTCTCCAGTTTCCTCAGTTCGTCCGGCGTCAGGAACTCGTGCCGGCCCTTTTCCTGCTTGATTTTGAATTTCCTGAATGGATAAGCGTCTGCATGAATATATCCCTGGTTAATGGCTTCGTTGACTAACGTTCTGAGCTGACGTAGATGCTTTGCCACGGTATTTATTCCGTTACCTTTTTCTCTTAGATACACCTCAAATTCTTTTAAAAAGCTATACGTTATATCTTTGAAATCAAGTCCAGGTCTAAACTCCTGCAATACGGTTATGGTGGTATACAGATTCTCCTTTGTACTCTCTCTCCTATCAGAATGCGTAACGTATTCTTTCGCAAATACAGGAAATGTTACATTAACCGGACGGTTCTTATTCATTGCGTCCTTCAAGAGTGACAGCGTTGCCGGAACCCCTCTTTTCCATAATGACAATTCTATTCCTTGCAGATGCAGGACAAACTCGAATAGCATAGAATTTAGATCATCAGCTTGCGGATGATTACACACCTGTGCTGTCCGCTTATCCCAGTATTCTGGTCGAAGGTATATATTCGTTTTGAAATAAATTTTGCGCTGATTGAGTGATGCTTCGACTTGTACGAGTGCTGTTCCTTGCTTGTTGAGTTGTTTCTTGCGGTTGTAGACAAGCCGGTATTTTATCTTATCCATTTTTAGAACGAAGATAGATATTTACAAAAGAATAGGCAAATCCGACTAGTGGGAGGACTATTGCCTGTATCTACGCAGGCAAAAAACGGACTATTGGCTAAAGAATATTCTTATTATAAAGGGAATTACAGCAATGGCTTAAAAATTGATTTTTCTAAAGTTAATGGGGATAAATTATGGAATGTATGTTGCTCTTTTGATATAGAATTATATGATACAGGGAGTTTTAATAAACTTATTTTTGTCACAGAAGCCAAAAAAGTAGATATATCTGTTGTAGCTATCGGTAAGACTGATGGGGTTAAGATTAAATTAGATACTGATTCTAAAATACTTTATATAGCAGGAAGTACACAAGATAGCAGATTGACATATCACTTGTCTGGCTATCGAGACTATGTACCTACTGTAACAATGTTTGATTATGCGGAATTTGAGAGCTTTTCAGGAACTAATATAGATCCAGTAAATATTCTAATATAATATAGATTTCAAATAGTTAATACAAGGAGGCACTTAGCCTCCTAAATACTTTCTGCACTTTCAGGGAGTGATGCTAAAAACTCACATTCTATAGCTGGACAATTAGCCGTTCTAAGTTTTAATGAGATTGATACAAATGTATAAGCTTCCACCTTAAATAATATTGAATTATCTGTTCTATCCAGATAAAAATTAAAATTCCCAATATTCTGTATGCAAGAAGCCCTCAATTTATTGTTTTCGTTGGATGGATGCCTTACAGCTGCAACTTCGCATTCAGAATAAACATCTGCTGATTTTTGTTTTTTTATAAGGCTAAAAATTAAGTTACAGGATTCTGGAATATTTTTAATTATCTTGACAAATCCTGCTACTTGTCCAGCATCATAAAAAATCAAGGATGCTCTTTTGTCTTCTTTACTCATCAAGCCTTTACTATCTTTTGTTGCTTCCGGTAATAGTCCTCCCACTGGGAAAATCCTTTACTTTTTTGTAATGATATTCCACCGTGGGAGGACTTATCGGGAATGTTACTGCTGCAAAAGACGGATTGATGAACGCTGGAGATTACAGAGGTAGAATGCAGTATTTAAGTCTATCTCTTGATATCGTAATGAAAGTAGCAAATTTTAAAGATGCTAATGCTTATAGCGGTTTTTTATTTTCTGGATTTTCTACGGTAAATGGCGAAATAATACTGTTTTCAATATATACTGACTCAACAAAAATACCTAAAATGAATGGCAATAACCCTTCTATATATGGGATACGAGTCTATTATGATAACGATTTTAATATTTATTTTAAATGTAAAACAGGTACAAGTGTAAAAGGTTTTATTAATGGTAAAGAAAATTATGTGTTAGAAGTGACCAAAACGACTTTACCATCCGATGTAACTGAAATCTTTGTATCTAATTAACCCCTTCTTCTGATTGACCGGATGGAATTTCTTGGTTATAAAAGATTATATGGAACTTACTTCTATTGCATTTTCGGGTAATTCAATATTATGAGTCTTTCCACGGTGGAATATCATTACAAAATTGTATGAAAAAATCACCGTGGGAATATACTATCTAAAATTCTGCTAATTGTTTAGCACTAGATAAATCAATTTCATTAGTAACATTCATTATAATTTCTGATGATTGAATCCCAAATAATAGTTTAACTCTAACTTCTAATATTGATGTATCAGATTCTGTTTCGATGTATATATTATTATCAATATTTTTCAAACGGAATTTATGTTCTCCATTTTTGCCTAAACTATTTACTTTTGCAACCAATGAAGTATATTCTCCATGCAATAGAATTATAGATTTAATTGTAGTATAATTGCAGTATACAGACAGTTCAAAAGCCCTAAACGTGTTTCCGCTGGCAGAAATAGAAAATAAATGTAATATCTTTTTCCCAACATTTGAGATCCCTATATGAAACTCACCTCCGTTATTCATAGTTGAAAATCCCCTCGATTCTTTTTTACTAAAATTGGGCAATAGTCCTCCCACAACTGATATTATCTCTGGATTTTGTATCGCGTCTTTTAAAGATTTTTTTTGTATCATAATAATTTGATTAAACGTTAAACGATATTGATTTTGAAGTTAAATTGGCCTTAGTTGTAAGGGTTGTTTGGTCGTAAAAGCTTGAGATGTCAAAATCATGAACATTCTTTACATAGAATCTCCCAGCCTGACAACGTATACCATCTATTATCCCACACGCATACCGGATTACTTTAAACATAAGATTAACATGACGGAGATTATCAATCGTGATAGTATTGATAACATACTTCTCACTGCCTACCCATATCTCGCCCATGTTTCCCAGATTGAGGATAGCTGGTCCGTTGGAAGCGTTCTGTATTGTAAATTCCATATAGTCCCAATTAGGCAAACACGAATCCCTGTCTTCGGGAACATAGGCAAGCACACGCCCCCATTGAGGACTACCTCTCCATTCACCTGTGAGAGCAACAAAATTAGACGTAAGCGGAATTGCTACCTGACTCCTACCCAACTCTACAGAACCTACTCCCACAGAACGAGAAGCAAACATATTTGACCTCCAGAAAAAAGCTTCCCCTGTTTTCCAGTTCAAACAAATATTCGGGCGAAACGCATTCTCCGGATTCATCGGGTCGGCCGCATTGAAATCCTTATAATTGGTTACATCATCGTTATTGGTATCTTTCCCATGCTCCGATATCGTGTACTGGTCATAGAATATGGCCTGTCCGATTTTAGCGAATTGAATCAGGGCAAGTTCTATTTCGATAGCATTGAAATGCTCAAACGGAAGCCACGTTGCATTTTCCCCGTTCTTGGCATAATCTTCTGCAGGTGTCATGCCCTGCTCAGTACCCAGCCATGTTCCGACCTTGTTCATCACATAGCGAACCGCATCCTGCGATGTGTTCGGCTGGAATACGACATAAGGAGCCACATTAGCCGAACACGTATATCTCATGGTAGAAGAATATATACCAGCCGGATAAGGAAGCCTGGTCACTGGCTTAACACGATACTTAACCTCTGTTGTTTTACTAGCTAACATGATATAATTACTCTTTCGTTGTGATTACTACTGCGACATTACCGGATGCCTGTTGACACATTTCTTCAGTAACTGTTCCCGAAGCTGCTGCTGTTTCAGAATTTTCCGGATTAAGGATAATGCCAGCAGCATCCATGAAGGCGAAGAAAAAAGTCATGTCCTTGAATTTCGTTGTCTGTCCGCGCTTTACTAATATCGGAGTATAGACGACTGTTCCGTTAGATCCCTCTTCGATAGTCTCATCCTCAGGCGTAGGGTTCGGAATGATATCCAGCGGGTCTGATGCATCTGTAACCGTCTGAACATCGGAGCCGATGAGCGTACCATTCTGATAGACCTCTACCTTGAACTGACTGACTGAATCAACCATATCATTAGTAGCTGTCAAGTTTTTTTCATTCTGCCCAGAAATCACTTGCCATACACCGGAAACAAGACTGTACCACTTGTAAGTTAGCCCAGATGATATCTCGTCACTGCCAATACGTGCAACCGTCTGAAGAATACAACTGTCATTATTAGTTGTCAGCGTAAAATACTTATTATCTCCAGCCTGAATCGTCACACGAATAGCATTTGATGTGCCTTCCGTAATCGGAATACCATATACAGTCTGTATCTTGTCCGAAGTATTACCTACGGCCACTGTAGCCTCAGACTTAATCGTACATGGAGCTGCACCCGCTGCTTTTACAAGATTCTTCCGAATCAGCAATCCATAATAATTTCTTGTACCCTTCTGATAAGGGAGTGACTTGAAATGACCGGTCTCACCATTGAATGAATTGGTAGACACGTTATCACTACCGAATGTCAGTTCCGTATCATTGAAGAACCACTTCACCAGGTTAGGAATAACCAGCCCATCTGCAACTCTTGATGATGTAATAATGTTGCTTAACGTAGGAAGAAGGGTAGAAAAATCAGGAGTAATATTTGTCGGATTCTGAGGATCACCCTGATATTCCTGATACAAATCTCCCTTGTCGCACTGCAACATAGGCATATAAACTCCGGACTTACGCTGATATACGACCTGTCCGACCTTGCTTGCTAAACTCATAATTACTCTGTTTTATCAGTTTCACCATCTGTTACATTCTCGCCGTTTTCTTCTCCAGCAGGAAGCGTAACCGGATAATCTGTATCCGGTGTATTTTCCCCGTCAGCATCCTGATAATATTCAGGAATGGTTACTTTTGCAGGCTCGGCCGTACCATCGAGCTCGCCTCTTGCAGTAGATCCAGACATAACCACGCCCCCGACAAATGCGGCACGTGCCTCGATCGTTTCACCAGGTATAATATTCAAATCTGCCTGCCAGAGTAGAATGTTACCATCCGCCGTCTTGTTACGGTTCTCAACAGGTGCACCAATCTTATCGGCCACCTTCTTAGTCACTTTAATGTAATTTGCCATAGTATTCTAATTATTAATTCTGTCAAATAAAATATTACCATCTGCATCCTGCAATACAGAGCCGTCTGCATCATCAGCCAGTATAGCCTGTGCCCCACGATCTTCAATCTGCAAGTCAAGCAGCATGCCCTCTGTGAAAGGAATGGTCGGACTTACTCCTTCCCCTGCCTTACTGTAATCTGATGCACCAGGCTTTTTCACCAGCCAAATAAATTTAAACCATTCTTCAGGACTGGATATCACTCCTTTTGAATCACGTACATACCCCTGAGGATATATGTAACTTGTACCAGCCGGACAACCGGTAACAATTCCTTTAAAATCACATTCAATCCGTGGTATATACCTTACAATACGAGTTGTTGCACTCTGGTCGAAAAGATCTGGTGAAGAGGGCAAGGAACCTGTCTCACGGTATGCCGCCTTGCATACATAAGTCTGCTCATCCCCGATAAAATCACGGTTAACGACAAGCACGTTCTTATTAACAGACACAATCTCCCAGTCATTATCTCCATTACCATCGACAATTTCTTCCAACGCACCTGTTGACAGCACTCTGTACCACCAAAATTTGACACGCTCATCTTCTGTTATGTCCTTATTTCCAGCCATGAGCTTAGCTGTAATCGTCTGATTCAACACGTCACGTACAGGATACCATTGTACCGTATCAGGAGAGTCAAGCGTAAGAACCGGCTGTGGAGAACTGGAGTCGGACACAATAATAACCTTGCTGGCTGTGTACTTCAAGACTTGGTTAGTACGTGCATCCACATATTCAGCAGAAAATTCAAGAGTGATGGGATTCGCAATGCTTGAATTTTTTTTCACCTGTATCTGCCCCTTGTTATCTCCCGTCTGGGTTATCACATAATCAGTACCGCTACTAATTAAATTCTGTACACCTCCGATACGCTCATACCACTTCATATTTGTAAGTTCTGAGTTTATTGCCTTGGGAGCTGACATAGAATCTGCATCGACAGCCGCACAGCGAGGGAAAAGAGTAAGAGGGGTAAGCGTATAGTCGGGGGTAAACGACTTATCCATGGCCGAATAGAACTGTCTGTCCGGCACACTTGTCACTACCTGCATACTTATGCTTGCCTGTAGAGGGCGGTAGTTGATGTTAAGACTTTTCTTTTTACTTGCTAACTTCATATACTGTCATTTCATTAAGTTTCGTAATCTGCAAGATTTCGTCTACTATTACGCCCTGATCAGCCAAAAGCTCAGCGGCACGCTTAGAATTAAAACTGATATTTTCTTCGGTTTCAACAAATCTTATTTTTTCGGTGCTTCCACATCGGGATATAACGCCATAAACTTTAATCCTTTTCATTCTCTTCATATCGTTAATTATTAATCAAAAGCCCTTTGTCATCTCAGCAGTTTGTACATTCTGTCCGTCCCGCAACAAGGCTGTAGCCTTAAAATTACATAGGCCTTTTTGTTTGAACTCGAGTCCTAAATCATCAAGAGTAACAGTCAATGTCTTGCCTGCATCTGCCCTCTTAATCGCCCAGGCATTATCTTCGCTTACATTTCCTGTGTCACGTGTCCATGTCACATCTGAATCTAGAATGTGCTCAGTCACATCACCGTTGTACAGTTTACCAGACAGGGTTATAGTTCTAATGACAGCATCCTCCACCAATTCCGTGTCATCTATTACCCATCCGTTATCAACTTCTATATCTATCGTAAATTCAGGATTACCTTCTATCATTGCCCATCCGGTACTTGCATAGCGAGGTTCGTCAGTGGTCCCGGTAACAAGGCACTTCCAGCGACAGCCGTAATGCCATACCGTATCAACCGTTTCTTTGCCAGCAGTATAAGGATTATCACTTTGAGCTACCTCTAACGACCAGAAACCACGGTCGTTAAGCTGCACGACAACCACACCTTGATAGTTAATTCGCATCAAGTCCTGAATGGCTATACCACGGCAATACACATAGCTATGCCGGTAATTGATAGGGAGGTTATCGAACAGTTCCAACCTCTTCAGTTTCCCGATAATGATGCTGTAGTTAGATTCCTCGAGTATAGGTTTCGTAACACCGTCAAGCATGCAGATACAGCCTTCATAGCTGGATATATACCAGAATCCCTGCCGTTCTTCATCTACAGCGTTTCCTCGACGGGTAATTACCATGCCGGAAGCAGGAGGATAGTTTTTTCCTCCAGGCACCTCTTCATCAGGATAAAGAACCACGTTAATCTTATTCTCAGCCTGCATGACACTGAGGACACGGAACCAGCTATCATAATATTCTCCTGCTGTATTCAGGTTATTCACTGAGCCATAACTTACGTCCTGCTCTTTGAAAGCTGTGATATCATTGTCCCAGCGGCGACGAAGATACAGATCATACGTGCCGTCTTCGAGAAGTTCAATCCGTTCGATAGTACCAGATTCAGAATAAGTGACGTTGCCTTCCTGAGAGAACCAACGATTATATATCAGTTCCTTTACTAACAATGCAGAACGTACTTCTAGCTTCTCGAATTGTCCACGCCCATCAGGATATATACCCGCGCCTTTACCGGCAATCATGCTGTCGATGAAATCTCCGAACTTCAGCAGAAAACTGGTTCCGTCCGGCTGGTCCTTACGAAGAAGTGTTTTTAATGACTTTAATGCAGAAAATACATTACTGTCGCTAGGGGTAGTCGAATCATTTACTCTGATAACATATACCCCACTACCATTTCCATTATAAGTCTGTCCTTTATAGGTAAGTGAGTCAACTTTATCCTCAATTTCACCGATACGAGAGTAAGGCATACTTTCCCCAATCGTGTAAACAGGAGAATCCCAAGGAATATCAAGATTCATTTCCCATCCCAAGACACGTGAAATGCGCCCATTTTCAAAATATGTATCATCTACAAGATTGATACGTTGCCCAAATTCGAAAGTTCGTGAGAGTAAATCCTCTTTAACCCATGAGCTTCTAAGGGTAGTCGGATAGGTTCCATCATCTTTCTTCACTTTTTCAGTGTACTTTTGAATCTTTTCCTTTAATTCCTGTTCAGCTTCTGGAATATATTGGTCGGACACCAGTTGGATATCAAAGCCTGATAGAATGTATTCATCGCCGTTGGCAGGATACATCATATCATCCGGTAATGGTCGACCATAGTCTTCATTGCGAACAATCTCCCAAAGTTGATCTCCCCGACTTTCATCTTTCGGTTTGGGATTGAAGATTACGCCGAACTCCATTCCATTCAGCTTTCCGGATTGAAATTGGATTTTCAGTTCTTCACCTTCAAGAATATACTCTTCTTTGAACTCTAACCCAGCATCCTTGTAGCGATAGTACGTAATAGTTTCTTTTGTACCGTCCTCATTCTCTACTTCCTCGGTGCGGGTGTGCACGTCGGATAAAGTGCCAACACGTCGGGGATAGACATCATCAAACACCACCACGTCCTCAATGGCTTCTTCCTGCGACATTCCTTCGTATGCATCAATATAGGGAGTGTCGGCCGGAAGCATAAGCCTTTTCTGTACTACGCCGTTCACCACGGCTTGCTCATCGGTCGGACGGTAGTTCGTGGGGATATTCTTTGTTGAACCAAACGCATAGATACGGGTGGCATAAGTGCCCTGGCTTTCGCTGCGGGTGATAGACGACGCTTCGACACCACGCTCAATTTTAACGGCATCTCCGAACTCATTTCGCCCAAAATGAATCACGTTGTCCGTTATCCAGCAATCGCAGTTCCACTTATCCTCCCCCGCCATAGAAAACAAGGCATCCAACAAGTTCATGTTGTCATAGGTCATCGCTACGGCCTTATTCTCTACAGTATCGTCTATGCTGAAAATAAAGTCTGTTCCTCTATATGTATAGCCTAAAGCCTTGAGATTACGAAGAAACACACCAAGTTGTACATCAAGGGCAGCAGTAAGCGACCATGATGCTTCATTTCCTGCATGTTCCGGAGTGTATTTAAAGATTTTGTTCTTCCACTTCCAATAGTAGGCGTTCATCTGGAGATTATAATCATAGCCTCCAGTTGAAGTGTTGTAAGTAGGCTTCTGAAGGTCAGTTATCTCATAGATTTTTGCCAGCTTTCCACCTAATGATTCATCAAGGACACCGGATAAATCTACATAATCACCAAGTTTAAACTGCACAGGCTTAGCTACCGAAAAAGGAAGAATTATATAGTCTTCCTTCATCAGAGTAAACTTTCCTTTAGCTCCCTTATTAATTGGGATTGAAAGCCTTGTTTTACCTGATATGTCTTTAATTTCTATCATATCTCCAAAGTTCATAAATAGAAAATGGAAGCCCTAAAAATCAGGACTTCCATTTGAAACAATAAGGTGAATGTTTGTTATTCACTCCTATCCATAGGATTAGGCTCTTGAAATTTACACGAAATTTTACCAAAACAGCGGTCAGAACTCATCCCGTAAGAAATGCTTTTTCCTAGATAAATCAACTTATAGATTTCATCTCCCAATACTGGAACTTTGATATTTACAGCACCTTTCTCTAATTCTGTCTGAAAGGCTTTTTTCTTTGATCGGTAATCGTTTTCTGAATTTCCCTCGATCGTAAACTGTAGAGTGATTTCTCGCGAGTCTACTTTTGCGTTTTCAGTAATCACGCGTTTGCCATGTTCCAGCCGGCTTTCATCCTCAATGTAGTCTTTCATCTCATTGAATCCGTCAATTGCATCGAGAAAACCGTCCCCCATGCGAACACCCCATGTGTCCCATGCATCTTTCTCGTTGATAAATATATCTCCTTTCATAGTCTTGCTGTATTAAGTTTCACCTCGGCGATGTCAGCCTTTATATCTTTCAGGTATTTGGCAGAATCTTCTGTATTCTCTCTGATTTGTTGTAACTCCAAATAAGAATTAGCCAGAATGGTACGCGTTTCGTCTGCGATGTTGTATAGTCCATTTGCTTGCACTATCAAGGAACTGATTGAACCTCGCAGTTCCGTGATGGCCACTATCTGCTGCTGCTCTGCTGTTTCAATGCGAAGATTAGACTCATACACGGCAGTAAAACGCCCGCTCAGTTCCCCGGCATCCTCATGCGTCATTTCCGTTCCGAATCCACGGCTGGATGCTGACTGCTGCTCTGAGGAAGAGCTGTCCCATCCCATAGCCCGCATGATTGCGTCACGTTCAGCTAAGGCATCACTGACCATCTGTTCCCATTGTGATTTGAGATTGTTTTGTTCAGAATCAGACAAAGTTCCGTCCGTCATTGAGTTTGCAAAGCTCTTATACCATTCTTTCAAACGGTTTGCATAGGTATCTGACATCATGCTCTCAACCACTGCCTGCTGCATCATCTTCTCAAAATCTTCTGCAAAGTCCTCTGCATCTGACTCCATGTCAAGTAATTGGTCCTTGAACTCATCTCGGACTGTGTCGAACGAAGTGTCGGTCAGCTTTTCGCGGTAAGTGTCCTCCAGTTCATCAAGCTGCTTCCAGTATTCAATGTAGCTATCCATATACTGAGAAGCGTTCTGATATCCATCGTCGGCATATTGCTTGATTTTTGAGTAGAGGTCGGTAGCGTTGTTTGCCACGTTGTACATCTGCTCAATGGTCAGATTCCAGAAATCGCTTGCACTTGACACAGAAACTCCAGCAGCCTCACTGACTCGTCTCCAGTCTTCAGCAGACATTGCATCGTTGACTTTTTTGTTACTGGAGTGTGTTCCACCTATTCCCAAGAAACCGTTACTATATGCAGCAGCGGAGCGTTGCATCATTTCTTGTGTATTTGCAATCTGCTCCTCAATATTCTTTTTCTGCTGCTCGTAAAGTCCAGTTGCATCAGCGACAGCACTTTCGTCCATCTTATCTGCCAGATTATCAAGAGAGGCTTTCAAATCTTGATTAGAGATTGTTAGCCTTTCCAAATCTTCTTTCAAGTATGGATCACTTTCTTTGTTACCTATAAGTCCGAACGTTAAAGTATCCCATATTCCCCCAACGGCCCTAAAGACACTACCGAAAAGATTGTCAACAAACCCATCAAGCCCCTGCGTTCCGATAGTATCCAGCAAGGAAAATGCAGCTCCAATGATTCCACCAATCTTACTTCCTGCCTCTGTAAAAACATCAACAACATCGCCAGCCAAGTTTCCAATTTGAGAAAGGGAAATTTCAGAGTTTGAACCAAGCTGGGTAATTACATTCGACAAAGAGATAAGGTTGCTTGTCGTTTTGTCCGTTGATTTCTGAACGTTGGTCTGAGCGTTTTGCTGTCTCTTTTGGGCATCGTTCAGCTTTTTTGTAGCAGCTCCCTTTTGTGCATCCGTACCATTCTTCATGGCCTCATTATATTCTTCCTGAGCTTGTGCCAGTTCCTCCTGAGCCTTAGCCAGTTCGCTTAACTGTTCAGGTAAATCGGCCAGCAATCCGCCTTTGTCAATAAGGGTTGATTGAATGTTGTTCAACGCCTCGTCAATGACCTTCTTCTGGTCAACGGCCATATTCTTATACTCATCCGAGTTCTTAAAATCTCTAAGCTGCTGCTTCACTTTGTTCAAGGACTCTTTAGATACCTTATCCAAGTCACCGAAGACAAGTTCCCAGTTGATACCTTGCTTCAGTTTTTCAAGATCAAGGGAGGAAAGAGCCTTCTCCATTTCTTTCTGGAGTATGTCCTTGTCTCCCTGAGTAGTGGCCTCTGAGATTTTACGGGTGTACTCATCGGTAATTGCCTGTCTTTTTTGCATGAACGTTCCGTAGTTTTTCAGGTAGCGTTCGTTAGCTTCAATAGCAGCCTGATTTTCAGTGTCTGTAATTGCGGCTAGACCTTTTTCACGTGATTGCATGGCATTTGACGCACGATTACCCAATACATCCCGCTGTTCAGACGTAAGCTTTCCACCTTGTGCATCTTCCCATTTTTTACGTTGCTTCTTAATTTCGTCGATTTCTTTCTGGTAATCCAGCTCAATCTGTCTACGCTTCTTTTCAGCTCCATCTTCCATCAGGTTGATTTCGTTCTGCTGATTGGTTCTACGAATCTGAAGGAGTTCTTCTGCAAGCTGTTGCTGTTCTTTCTTTTGTCGCTCGGCATCTTTTAAAATTGAGCTAGAATTAGAATACTTTTCAATCTGGGACTGAGCTTCTTGTATCTGCTGAGTATATCTATTCCATTCTTCAGAATTTTTCTCAGATACATCTAACACATCACGAGCCGCTTCTGCTTCTTTCTTTTTATCTTCCCAATACTTTTTGTTTTTTGTTTCATCGTTTGTCTTTCCTCTATTATTCAGTTCCCGTTCAATAGTTTGCTTCTCGGCTTGCAACTGCTCGTTAGTCTTGACACCAGGCAATATTCCATTCAATATTTTGCCATTTTTGACAGAATTTCCTAGCTTTTGAGCATTTTCCAAACGTTTCATCAAACGTTCTCTCACGTCCACTTCTTTTTGAAGTTGCTCATTAGAATAGCCAGAAAGGTCTGAGAGTATTTCATCATGTCGTTTCTTATTAACTTCCTCCTGTTTCAGATCACGCTGCTTAATAAGATTGTTCTTTTCATTAACCAATGACTGTATGGATAATCCAGCACCAGACTGCGATGCCGATTTAATGGATTCATTCAGTTTATTGATTTCCGCATTCAATCTATTTAGTTCTTCTTGATCGGAAACATTTCTTCTTCGTTCATCTTCCTCATTAATGTGTTTTTTTATATTCAAAATATCACGAAGCATGTCTGCCTCTGTTTTATATTTCTTGAATATGTCTGGATATTTTTGCTCAAGACGAATCAATGCTTCTTTTCTGTCTTCAGTAGAAGACTGTTCATCCTGCGCTACTGACAAAAGCTTTTCAATTTCTTCCTTATGCTCTGCCTCTTTCCTTGCTGCCTCCTCAACAGATTTATTGTATGCATCAATTCCCTTCTTGCATTTATCAAGATTACTAGCATAATTTAACAAAGCAGCACTCGTGACTACCACAACTGTTGCTATCGCAGCATACGGATTAACGCTCATTGTCAAATTCAATGCCTTTTGCGCTACTGTCTGTGCTTTAGTTACAAGTATTGCAAGCTCCATACGTGCAGTCAACGCATCTTGAGTAATTCTCGTAACAATTAGAGCCGTTTTATATGTTCCATAAGTAGCTATCAATCCCAATAAAACCTTACCTACCGTTTCATAGTTCTCAATCAGCCCCTTCACAGCAGATATTCCTGAGGATGCTATTCCTTGTGTGTCCTTACCGATTTCATTGAGCATTGTGTCCCAAGCATCCCCAAGATTACTTAACTGTCCCGTAAGAGATTTTGATTGCTCCTGCATCAAATTATAATAGATCCCGGATTCGCTAGTCATGTTCTTGAATGCCTGTTCTACTTCCTTAAAGCCAACCTTACCTGCTGTGACCAAACCGGAAACTTCGTCCTTTGTAACGCCAAGAACCTTTGCCAGTTCTTCATAAATAGGGATACCACGTCCTGCAAATTGACGAATATCTGTAGCATAAGCTCTACCCTGCGTCCTTAATGTACCATAGAGATAGGCTATTTCACTAAGCTGGGAGCCAACACCGGCGGCTACATTACCCAACATTACAAGCTCATCACCCACATTTTCAGCAGACGAGCCGTAAGCAATCATTTGCTTGGCAGAAGATGCTACCCCTTGGAGGTCGAAGGGTGTCTTTGCAGCAATATCCACCAGCTCTGACATCAGTTTATCCGCTTTTTCCTTACTTTTTAGCATGGTTGAAAAAGCAATTTCAAGCTGCTGGAATTGTCCTCGTACATTGACAAGTTCTGTAACAAAGTTTTTCAAGGCTGTTACTCCACCTATTACACCAAGTACTTTAGTTAAGGAAACGGACATTTTATCATTTGCTTCGACCGTTTCGCCTGCTTCTTCCTTAAAGGCTGCATATTCATCCTTCAGTCTCTTTACTGAAAGACGGGCTTCAGCCTGCTGCTGAGTCAAACCAAATAAAGTAGCTTTTTCTTCATCGAGAGTCTTCTTTGCAGATTGGTATTCTGATAATAAGCTTACAGCTCCCGTTGGATTTCTTTTTAAAGCTGTTTTATAAGCATCGCCCAACCGCTTAACATCATGTTCTACGTCTTTGACAACTCTTTTCTGGTCAATAATTTTTTGAGTAAAATCATTTACAGATTGTGAGGCATTGTAAATATTGGATTTAAAGTCTTTCTCCATCACAGCACCAGCTTTGGCCGCCTCGGTCACTAGCCCCATCATTTGTTGGCGAGCAGATGCCAGTTGGGTCTCCAATGCCTTGGCGGCTGCGGGTGATTTGTTCACGTCCATCTTCTTTAACTGGGCTTCCAGCTTACTAATCTCATTACGAAGTCTTATAACTTCATCATATTGTGCGCTTACGCGGAATACAAGTGTAGCCATATATTATAAACTGAATATTAATGTTTGAAGTTACACCTCAATTCATTAATATTCAGTTTTTACGATGATTAATACCAAACAATAAACCTATTGTTGCGTATTTGTGTTTTTCAGTGTTTTAATAAAAAAGGCGCATCATAATGATGCGCCAAATTGTCAATTTGTTCTTTAATTTATATCAAAGCCTCACGGCTGGAATATCAAAACTTGACAAGTTCCATTCTTTTAAGAATTTCATTGTATTTGGATTGTATATATGCTTTCTGTTTCTCGGAAGCTGTTACGATCTTGCCTTTATATTTTCGCATCACAGATTCATTTAAACCTATTTCCTTTGCGAACTTACTGGCATTGATGAACGGAAATGCCTCAAAAAATCCACTTAAGTCATACACATACTCCACAGAATAGCCAGCTTTATACCAACTTGGAAATTCACCATGTTTTTCTTTGTAATATTCTGCCTGTTCCTCTAAAACAGAAATAAAGTCCTCTTTCGCTTCTTGTTCTGTAAGCCCAAAGCCATACGCACCGTTTACATCTTCAGAATAGATAGAGATTCCTCCATCATCTGCTTTTTCAATAATAGCCTGAATCTTCTTCATAATCGTGTATTTTAAGTTTTGTCAATTAAATGCACCCACCGAAGTGGGTGCTGTTCTTTTACTTCTTTAACCCCGCCTTTTTCATCATGCTGTCAAGAGTACCTTTAGGTATCTCTTTAGCCGGATGTCTGCCTACAGGGATAAAGTAGTCAAAGTCGGGATGAACATACTTGTGATGTTTCTTTCCCTTTTCGATTGTCCAGCCTGCTGACTCAATCAATTTGTAAAACTCTGAAAACTTCATAAATCAAAGAACTTTTAATTGACAATGCAAAGGTAACATTTTCGTTACTATTAAGCAAACTTTGTAACGTAAAAAAGTAACGTTTCTGTTGCTTTTTAACATTCTAATAGAGCCATATCTATTTCTTGTTTCTTCTTCTGCGCGAAGCCATGTCCTTACCCTTTACCTTTGTAACCTTGGTCCCGGTAACGGTATGGAGCTTATCGCGCTGCATTAATACTAAATTCCTGTATGGTATCTCGTAGACCACTTCCCGGTATGACAGATGCAGGTTTTCCATGAACGACGCAATCTGTCCCAAGAGAGTATCATTTCCTACAACCTCGGTTTCGCTGCCAGCAGGCTTACGTTCCTCGCCAAGCTGACAGCTTTGAGAAAAACCTTTGAATCAATCATGGAAAAGGCTTCATCTAATGCGTTCACATTTTCTTCATATGTTCCTTTAGCTAACTCCTCACTCAAACTTTCATCACCAGTAATCAGCCAGGATAATGCCTTGGAATAAGCCTCGCTTTCTCCCAAGGAGAGCAGGACATTTTTCAAGTTTTCGGCCTCTTGTACGTCTGACAGATGGGAGATGGCTCCGGCTAACTTATGGATTGTAGGCGGATAAACAGTATAAGCTTTTCCTCCAACAAATACCGTTCTGAAATCACTGCCAATAATGGATTCTGATATGATTTTTGCACCTTGATTCATGTAAAAAAATAATTAAGGGGTGAAGCCATAAAGCCCACCCCTGTTATGGAATATAATCTCTACCTATCGGATAGGCATTACATGCCAGCTTTTACCTCTTCGGAATCAAACCAGTATTCTGGAGCGATAGCGGAGTCTTTCGGCTCAAGTTCTACAGCACTCACCGGAAGCCCAATAGCCTTATCTGTAGTCGCTTCACGAGCCCCGATATCTGCGCGGGGAATGACGCAATACTGATCATCATCGGTTTGGGCTACGATACATTTTTCGATGTTCACCTTTCCTCTCGCACGTTTCCAACCTTTATCAGTGTTGATAACATCACCACCCATAAGGTCTTTCTTGGTCGGGTAATCGTATTCTCCAATGGTGAAATTGACAGTTACATCACCCATTTCCTTTTCACTGCGATAGGTCTGACCCGTGAGCTGATTTTTATAATTGGTTCGGCTTGCTTCCGCTTCTTCAAGTGTCCAAGTATCTTGGTGAATATTCTTGACTTCTTTCAAGGTCTCCCCCTGCAAAAGAGTATACAAAGCCTGCCCGGTCAAATCTTCTGCAATAGCACTTGTTTCACCATACCAAAGTTTCTTGATATTTACAGCTGTAATTTTCTTTGCTTCTGCCATATCATTTTACATTAAAAACTTCAAACAAAATTCTTACATTCACATAGTGACACTTTAAGGATGTGTCCTCCTCAGTTCCGATTGACTCAATGGAATAATGATAGGTGGTACCATCATAGCGTCCGGTTACTCCGTCAAATAATTCTTGCGACTGTTTCTCCAGTTCGTTCAGCCGGATGGTGTTGGCTTCACCTTCTTTCAAGTCAGGAACACAAAGATTCACCTCAACGAAGGATTTCTTCCAGTACGTCCCCAGCTGCTGCTTCTTGGCGTGAATGACAATCCTTTCGGACTTCATCGGTCCCGTCAGCTTCTTGCCATGAGGAACAATGTCAATGCCGAAAGGCTGGCAATCACGATAGAGTATGTTCGCTATGTCGGTGGTAACTATCATTTGATTTCCTCCTTTAATCGTTTCTCAGCAAACAGGGCTGCACCAGTCAAGACTTCGTAACCTTTGGATTCAACGAAAGAAGCGTATTCAGCTTCATTCCTCAATTCCAAGCCGTCATCCTGAACTGAATACTTGTTTGACTTACGGAGCGTTCCGGTCCGGTTCTGGTAACTTCCATTCTTCACAGCGTAATCGACAGCTTCCTTGCCAACCTTATCTTCAACGGATTTCACCTCGGCATAGCCTTTGTCGAAAAAGCTATCCACGTCCGAAAAGTCAAACTTTACATCCATATCTCTGAGTAACCAAAATAGTTTGCATTTTTTACCATATAAACCTTGCCAGTTCCCCTGATATTCTCGCCGTCCATACATCTGACTTCATCACCAGCCTTCAGGAAAATTCTCTTCTCACAGACTACGTGATAATTTGGTCGGTACACTTCGCCGTTCTCTGAAATAAACTCCTTGGTTGAGTTATCGTCACACCGGCACTTGCATACGTCCTGCCAGCTTTCTCCACCGGTACCGGGAATGGGCCGGCCGAACTCGTCCGTTTCCATTGAAGTAAAGACTTTAACTTGTAATGTATGCGGAGCAAATATCATAGGAATCTGACTTTAGGTTTATCTGACAGAGTGTCATCAAGGCCGTACTTCTTACACAAGAAAGAATAATATTCCTTTACACCTTGAATATTCCAAGACATAGAGAAACCATTCTCACTGATGGAAGTGGCACGGAGCAATAGAGAGGGAATGAACTTCGCCATAGCTACCGACACGAAACCGATGTTTGACTGGTCCATCTCATCCTCTCCGCTTATCTCTGAAGACAGACTTATCTCCAAAAGGTCAGCCTCCGACAAATTAATGCCGAAGGTCTGAAACTTCTGTGATATGTAGTCGTTTACTGTCATGCGTTCATGGTTGACAAATCGAAATTCACAATCAGGTTAGGGTTCGTAATCTGCGGAATCCACTCAGCGGTGTATTCAAGATAACGACCGTTACCATCCTTATAGCCGGAAATCAGCATTTCACCGTCTGCCTGAGTGTAATTACGTCCTGGCACACCGTCTACAGCTTCGTACGGAGTATGGAAACGCATATAACCAATCTTATCTTGTGGAAGCAATGTGATACGGTCGTCTGCGTAAATCTGTACGTTCTTACCGGTTTGGTCAAGAACATAATCTTCCTTGATTTCGATGGCTGGAAGTCCGATACCAGTAAAAATGGAAGAAGCCAGCTGGGATGTAATCAACCCGGTAGAGAGGTACATCTCGTTACCAGTTAGTTGCATCTTGAACTTGTCACCAAATTCCTCAGATCCGATAATGTTCTTCACGAAGGTTCCTCTAGACATGATCATTTTCGGGAATGTTCCATAAATGGACTTCAGTTCGTTTACTTTCTGTTGTAGGTATGTGATGAATTTCGTTTTAGCTTCAGTTTCGGGAGTAATAAACTTGAACGGTAACTTGATTTCCAATAGGTTAACTCCTCCTGCATTGTCATCCTTGTTCTTAACTGTTGCTTCTCCGGTCATCAGCATAGAACCGAGAACCATATCCATACGCTTGTGGGGAGCCAAAAGCACCTGACGGTAGTCATCATAGATGAAGTTTACAATGTCCTGCATGGCTGCTATCTGGTCAGCAGGTTTTGCTGCATTGTATTTGTCAATCAAGTCTTGAAGTTCAGACAGACGATCGACGGAAATCTGGTAACGATCGCCCAAGTAAGCAATTTCTCCATATCCTGAACCTATATTCCGACGTTCACGGATAGGCTTCTCACCGTAGCGCGAATTGATAGAACCGGCCATCACGCCCGTAACCTGACCGATGTAGTCCTTGAACACACGGGTAGTCGTTCTTCGGAAGTCTAGATACTGCTGCCAGTAGATAGTATCCTTACGTGTCTGAAGGACGCGCTGAATAACTGCGTTAACGATGTTGGGGTCGTTAAACAGAGTATAAATAGTTAGCATCATATATTAGTCCTCCTTTCTTTATTTGCTTGCGATAATACCAGCTGCTCTTAATGATGCGAGAAGAGCGTTGATTTTATCTTTTTCATCACCACCTGCTGCATCATCTACTTTTGTACCTTGCTTTACCAATCCCAAGGTACTTGAGTTAGCTGCCTGATAGGTAGTGTTATTATCAGTCCAAGGAACTTCAACATAAGCTTTACCACCTTCCAATGCTACTGGATATTTCTTTCCGCTTTGAGAAAATCCTAATTGAATACCTCCCATTACAGAATCAGATGCTTCTGGCAGTTCATACGAAACACCAGCCGGTGATTGCACACCAGCAGCGTTGAACTGGAAATGCGGCATATTAGCTTTATCAATGTCAGAGAAAGGCATAACCAACTTTGTTGGCTCGATTTCAAAAGCTCGCATCAAAAGGGCAACTAATACGATGCCTTCTTCAACTTGTACTCTTTCGTACAAGGCTGAGTTGGCAATAACCTTCGGGGTAGTACCATCTACAGCTGTCGCTTCATAGAGTACAGTACCGGCTTCCAATGTTTCACCAAAGTCGGCGGCCAGCGTCAACTTATCGAAAGCTTTGTTTGATTTGTCAATACTGTTGATGGTTGCTCCATGAGAACCATTACCCAGGTGCATACCCACATAAGCCAAAGAGTTTTTCTTGATTTTCAATGTGGTATTGGATCCGGTAGTAAATTTCTCATAGACTTCTGCACGGATAGCCACCTGAGCGGTCTTCTTCACCAAGTCGGCGGCAATCGGTGTAAAGGATGGAAGAAACGAACCAGCAACAAGGTTGGTCGTATCCAGCTTGTAAGGGCCTCTACGTCTTACACCGGTAGAAACGTCATAGCGTTCCTCGATGGACGGTTCAGGCTCAATGTAATACTTGTATCCTGCTGACATAAATTACTTGTTTTGTTGTTCGACAATAGATTTTGTGTCCGCCTCAATCATT